TACTGGTAGAGGTATGTCACTTTCATTAGTGTACTTAGACGAGTTTGCGTTTGTGCCACCAAGGATAGCGGCTGAATTTTGGACATCATTATCACCAACATTAAGTACAGGTGGTAAATGTATAGTAACATCTACACCTAACAGTGACGATGATACATTTGCTAATATCTGGCATCAAGCAATCAGAGAAGTAGATGATCACGGTAATGAAAGCGATGTAGGCACAAATGGATTCAAAGCATTCCGGGTAAATTGGCAAGAGCACCCGGACAGAGACGAACTGTGGGCAAAAGCAGAACGTAGTAGGATTGGCGAAGAAAGATTTAGACGTGAACACGAATGCGAATTTATCATATACGATGAAACACTTATTGATTCACTTAAACTAGTTGATATGAAAGGAGTTGACCCAATTAGACGTAGCGGTCAAATACGTTGGTATGAAAACATTAACCCAAACAAAATATATACAATTACATTAGATCCTAGCACAGGAACAGGGGGAGACAATGCCGCCATAGTGTGTTACGACTTACCTAGTATGAATCAAGTATGTGAATGGCAACACAACAAAACACCAATTGAAGGGCAAGTAAAACTACTGCGAGACATAGCATTAGAAATACAGAGTTACGGTGCTAATGAAATATACTGGACAGTAGAAAACAATGCTATCGGTGAAGCGGCACTTGTGGTTATTAGAGACACTGGTGAAGAAAGTTTCCCTGGAACATTCCTGCATGAACCTAACAAAGTACAGGGCAAGAAAGGTCGCAAAGGATATCACACCCATCATAAAAATAAAATGGAAGGTGCGTTGGCAATGAAACGTTTAATTGAAAACGGTAAATTATCATTACGCAGTAAAAATATAATTAGAGAATTAAAAGAATTTGTAGCACGTGGTACAACATTTGCCGCAAAACCAGGAGGTAGTGATGACTTAGTTATGGCTACTTTAGTTACAGTAAGAATGATCACATACATAGCACAATACGAAGATGCTATATACGACGAAATAGAAACCAGTGTCGGCGGGGACGACGACGATTATAGCGGTCCTATGCCAATAGGTGTTTTATAATTAGTTTTTTTGATAAATATAAGTATGAATAATAAAGCAGAAATTAATACCAAAATCTTTGATTTCCTAAAAGGTAATGGATTAAAACTGACTTTAAAAGACGATCAAGGCAACGATACATTAGGTGTTGATATTGCTGAAAGATTTTTTAGCAGTGATCCAAATGTAATGGTCACTGTAGATTCAGCAGAAAAAGAAGTTAAGTTAAGCAGATCGAAGGTTGTCGATGAAGACATCATAAATAAAATACATAAAGGTATAAAAGAAATTGCACATAATGGTTTATACAGTTTTAAGTATAAAATCTATGGCAAGAACATTACGCCAAAACACGATGAGTATAAAGTGAAAGCAGAAGTAACAGAAGCAAGTCTAGGAAAAATGTATGGTAGCACCAAAACAAGTTACCAACCTCTGGACGCAGTAAAAATAGTTGTAAGACACAACAAACCAGTTAACGAAGAAGTCAGAGGTTCAAGAAGTAGACAAATATCAAAGATCTTTATACAACGTGCAGATGAAAGATTTGCATTACCTCATAAAAGTTTAGCAGGTGCCAGAGCAATGGCACGCCACGTACATAATGGTGGCAATCCTTTTGATCAAGTAGGCAATTCAATTAATGAAATGGTACAAAACATTTCCGAATTGTCACAATTTGTTAGATATGTAGACAAAAAAGGATTAGTGAATGAACAAAATAACGAGTATGTACAAATAGCAAAAGAATCTATATCTACAATGAGACAAAACTTAAAACAATTAAGTGGAGCAAAGTCTTATGCTAAAGCAGTAGATACAATTGACGCAATGAATACATTGACATTAAGTGAAGACGAACACGATTTATCAGGTTTATTCACAGAAAAGCATGTTGACAATACTGTACAATCTGCATTTCCTAGCATTAATAGATTAGTTAATATTCAACGTTCAGTTGCAGAGTATATTGAGCATTCTATTGAAAATAATAGATTTAGTGTACCAGCAATTAACGAAGATGCTGTTGAATTTCCTAATAAAAAATCAGAAATTGCATACAAATTAAATACAATTAGTGAAAGCATTGATGACAAAATTTTAAAAGAATTTATCAACAACACAACAGTTAAGATTCTGAAAGATCAGAAACTTGACGAATTTACTGTAAACATGGTTAAGAAATTAATCAGTAAAGTAAATGAAAGAGTAGAAAGTAATATAGACCAAGATTTAGTAGAATTTGTTGATTTTACCGAAAAATTAAACAAAATCTGCTAATTTTGATATATAATATAGTAAAGTTAGTTTAAAAGAAATTTTAAATTAGATTACATAACATGGCAAAAAGAGGTTGACTTCAACTTCAAAAGGCATTATAATAGGCAAACAAGTGTAAGAATTAATATTACACGACATGGCAAACAAGGAGAAAAAACATGGCAACATTGGCTGAAATACGAGCAAAACTAGCCGCAATGGATACTAAACCAGGCGGTTCACAAACAGGTGGCGATAATGCTATCTTCCCATTTTGGAACATCTCAGAGGGCACTAGTGCTACAATGAGATTCTTACCAGACGGAGACCCCAACAACACATTCTTTTGGACTGAACGACAAATGATTCGTTTACAGTTCCCTGGCATAAAGGGTGGTGACATGAAACCTACAACTGTACAAGTACCTTGTATGGAAATGTGGGGAGAACAATGTCCGGTTCATAATGAAATCAGACCTTGGTTCAAAGATCCTTCATTAGAAGATATGGGTCGCAAGCACTGGAAAAAAAGAAGTTATATATTCCAAGGATTTGTGGTAGATAGTCCACTTCAAGAGGATACAACTCCAGAGAATCCAATTAGACGATTCATTATTGGACCTCAAATATTTAATATAATCAAGGGTGCATTAATGGACCCAGACATGGAAAACATTCCAACAGATTATGTAAATGGCACAGACTTTAGATTAACAAAAACCACAAAAGGTCAGTATGCTGACTATTCAACAAGTAAGTGGGCAAGGAAAGAAAGATCATTAGATGAAAATGAACTTGCCAGTGTTGATACACATGGTTTATTTGATCTTAAAGATTTCTTACCTAAGAAGCCAACAGCAGAGGAAGTAGATGTTATTTACAACATGTTCCAAGATTCTGTAAATGGCGAACTTTATGACAGCGATAAGTACGGTAACTTTTTTAGACCTATTGGCCAGGCCGCACCTGCTAAGGTACAAACACCTTCAGCACCGGCTCAGGCTCCAGTGACTCCAGTAGCAGAAACTACTCCGGCACCAGCACCAGCGGCTGAGCCTGTAGCACCTGCACCGGTAGTTGAACCAGTAACAGAAACAGTAAGTGCTTCTGCCGAAAACACTTCTAATGAAACTGGTAAAGCATCTGCAGATGACATCCTGCAGATGATTAGGAATCGTCAGCAGTAGTTGACGACTAGTAGCCATACTTAGGGATTTGAATACTTGGTCCTGTTTACTTCAGAGAACTAGTATGGCTACATTTTTAAGGAATAAAAATGAGTACATTATTAGCAATAGGTGATAGCCACACATTTGGTGCAGAAATATACGGCGAAGGTGACAATCGTCCTGAATCAATATACAAGGCTTACCCAGAAAAATTAAGACAACTATTAGAAATAGATGAATGTGTTAATCTAGGCCAACCTGGTGCTAGTGTTATGCGAACTGAAAGACTATTAGTCGAATACTTAGCAGGTAACCCTAAACCAGACTTAGTTATACTAGGTTGGACTTGTTTGGGTAGATTTGAATATGCAGACGGCTTTGACGATGACGGTTCTTATCATTATAATTTAGTGAACAGTTGGAGAGCACCGGAAATGACAGAAGGCTCAGAAAGGTATGAAACATACAAACAGTTTTTACCTATCTGTTTAGCAGAAGACTTATTAGCACAAAAATATAGGACATTGTATATATGTGAAAATATATGCAAAAACAATAACATTCCATATCTAATGTTTGATGTAATGACAAACACAAAGGATGAAGCACCACTAGAAGACGAAGACGTAAAATTTTGGTCTGGTGATCACCCAGTAGATAAATCATTACATAATGCAATAGATAAAATCCATTACATGGAAACAAGTTATTGGGACTGGATAATGAGTGGACAATTTCCAGAAGTTAGAATTAACGGAGGCCATGCCAATGAGGCAGGACACGAAAGATGGGCACAGAAACTAGTCGAAGAATTAAAAGAAAGAAATATATACGGAGTATAAAATGCAAAAACCATTTGATTTAAGTAAATTTAGAACCGGCATCACTAAAAGTATTAGTGGTATTAGTGCCGGTTTTCATGATCCAGTAGATTGGATCAGCACAGGAAACCACACACTCAACTATTTGATCAGTGGTGATTTTAACAAAGGCGTACCACTAGGTAAAGTTAGTGTGTTCGCTGGTGAGTCCGGTTCAGGTAAAAGTTTTATTTGTTCGGGTAATTTAGTAAGAAACGCACAGGAACAAGGATGTCAGGTAGTGTTATTTGACTCAGAGAATGCGTTAGACGAAGATTGGCTAAAAGCACTAAACGTTGACACAGATCCATCTAAACTATTAAAAATTAGTGTATCAATGATTGACGATGTAGCAAAGGCTATTTCAGAGTTTATGAAAGACTATAAAAGTAACTACGGTGATTTAGAGTATGAAGAAATGCCTAAGTTGTTATTTGTTGTTGATAGTTTAGGTATGCTACTTACACCAACCGATGTTGCTCAATTTGAAAAAGGTGACATGAAAGGTGACATGGGTAGAAAACCAAAGGCATTAACAGCCTTAGTTAGGAATACAGTTAACCAACTAGCACCTTATCCAATTGGATTAGTTTGTACTAACCACACATACGCATCACAAGATATGTTTGACCCAGATGATAAAATCAGTGGCGGACAAGGCTTTGTGTACGCAAGTAGCATAGTGGTTGCTATCAAGAAACTAAAACTAAAAGAAGATGCAGACGGAAACAAAGTGTCTACTGTGCAAGGTATTAGAGCGGCATGTAAAGTAATGAAGTCAAGATACAGCAAACCTTTTGAAGGTGTACAAATTAAGATTCCTTATGAGACCGGCATGGACCCATACAGTGGTATGTTAGAAATGTTAGAAGCAAAAGGTATTGTAGATAAAGTTGGTAACAAACTCTCTTATGTTTCACCAGTAACAGGTGAAGAGATTAAAGAGTTCAGAAAAGGCTGGACAGGAGATAAACTTCAGGTAATTATTGATGAATGGGGTCAAAATCCTAAAGTAGTTGCAGAAGTAGTAGAAGATGACTTTGATGAAAATGAAATTGACGACCCTTCAGTATACGAGGAGAATGTTGAATGATAGATTTAACTTTAATAATAGAATCTTGGGAATGTGTTAAACCTTCGGTAAACGTTAAAGAACGTGACGAAGTTTGTGCTAACTTGGTTAGAGTATTTGATGATCAAGGAATGGTAGACTATGACAAAGTAAGTATCAATGACTGTGATAAACATTTACGTCAAGCAATTGAAGAATACTTTGAAGTAGAAGATCATGAAGAAGACGAAGAGGACTGGGATTAGTAATGGCAGGATGGTATAACAAAGTATCTGGTAATTTAAGTAACATTGTAGATGCAATAGATTATTTTGAAGAAGAATTACTAGAGGCAAAAAAAGAATGTTATATCAAGGGCAATGTGGAACGTAATAGTGCCTCATTGCCTGGCATTACAGAACACAGGTTCAATCAATTACAAGAAATAGAAGCAATTCTAGAACACATAAACATTCAATTGCGTAAAACACGCAGTAAAGTATTTAGAAACTTTTTAGAAAGTTATAACAGACAGTTAACCTCAAGAGATGCTGACAAATATGTAGATGGCGATGATGAAGTAGTAACACTAACATCATTGGC